CTTGGCCAACAACTCGATGACCATCACCAGCCCTGACCGCATGCGGGAAGTGTTGCGCCTGTTGGCCAAGGAGGTAGAGACATGGGCCCCGCCGTACTCGGAGCACAAGATCTGCCACCTGGCAGTGACCGAGGTGGCTCAACGCTTGAAAGCGGAGGCCGACCAATGAGCAGCAAGGGGTGGGGCAGCCAGGCTTCCGTCGAAAACTTCCTTCTGCATTGGCGCGATGACAGCGGAGCCATCATTGGTGAAGGATTAAGTCGAACATCGAACCCAAATGCCAAGCTGTATGAAATAGTTGTCACGTTCAGCGGCATGCGTCCAATGCGCGAGCGGATCCGTGCCACCTCAAAGGCCGAGGCTGCGAAGTTTGCGGCCAACAGGTATCCAACTCACACCAAGATCACTATCATCACCAACAACAATGGCAAACGATCTGCTTCCTGAAAACGTTCACTCGGTTGACTACATGCCAACCAAGTCACAGGCCAACAACAAGGGCAACGTCCTTTGGTACGCCAAAGGCTATGGCTGGTACCTAGGTTACTTTCAGCTCCCGTATATAAATGGGACTTCTCACTGGACGTACGCACCCGATGACCTGAACCTTGAACCGGACACCGTCGACACCGTGCGCAATGCGTTTGAGGCCTGGATTAAAACATTCCCGGAGGGTGCGTTTGACACTGCATCAACGGCGTTGTTGAAGTTGGGCTACGTGGGTGGCTGGAAGCGTGGCAACGCTTGAGGACCAGCTTGCCCTTGAGCGTGAGATGTTGCAGATCGGCGCTGATGCGTTCGTTTCCCGAATGAACAAGCGCCGTGAGCAAGGCATGGAGTCTCTCTCCACCCATGGCGACGTACTCGCTGCCATGGGTGTGGACCGGATCATCAGGGACTTGCGCAAGCACCGCCACGCGATGCGTGATGGACGTGCTGGCCGTGGCTACGCCCACATGGGCCCGCTGCTGCAGCTAGCGCCCCACAAGATCGCAGCGGTGGCCATGCGTGTGGTGATTGATCAGCTGACTCAAGCCCCCAAGTTCCAGGCCCTGGCCTACGCCTTGGCTGAACGGCTGTGGCTTGAGACCATGCTGGCCCGGGCATCCGAGTACGAACTGAAGTCCCACCAACGGGTGCGTCGTCGGTTCGCGCACAAGCGGGCTGATGCCATGCGCATGAAGAACTCGGAGATCTGGACCCCTCAAGAGAAGCTCAGTGTCGGTGTGTTCCTTGTCCACCTGGTCGAATTGCACACCGGCTTGATCGAGGTGTACCAGGAGCGCGGGGCCATGCGCACGGTGAAACGTGTGCGGGCCACCGATGCAGCGCTTGAGTGGGTTCGCAACGCCGAGGAGCAGCAACGCTTGCTGTGTCCCTTTGCGTTGCCCACCATCGTTCCGCCCCGGGATTGGTCAGACCCATTGACCGGGGGTTACTGGACCGAAGGGTTGCCTGGCAACACGTTGTTCAAGGACAACGGGGACCTGATCGCAGCTCAGTCTTCTGAGTTCGATGCGTTCCTGGTGGCCGCCAACATCCAGCAGGGTGTGGCCTGGCGGGTCAACGGTTGGATGTTGGACCAGGTCAGCCATGCGTGGGACAAGAGCCTGCCCATTGGTGGCCTGTTGCCCCGTGCTGGGCATGTGATCCCGCCGTACCCCAAGCACCTGGCCGACGACGACGAGGGCGTCACAGCCTGGCGACACACGGCCCGGATGCTCCATGACCGCAACGATCGAGAGGCCGGCAAGAGGTTCACGGCAGCCAAACAGCTGTGGGTGGCACGTCGTCTCCGCGATGAGCCAGCGCTGTACTTCCCGGTGCAGTGTGACTTCAGGGGCAGGTACTACTACCGGCCCCCGTACCTGCAGCCCCAGGCCAACGACATCGGTCGGTCGCTCCTGTCGTTTGCCAACGGCACACCGATCAACACCGAGGCCGAAGCTGACTGGCTCCGTATCCACGGGGCCAACACGTACGGGCACAACAAGCTGACCTGGGCTGGCCGTGTGGCCTGGGTGCATGAGCACCAGCTGGAGATCGAGGCTGCTGGCCGGGAGCCTTGGTGCAACCAAGATTTCTGGGCTGGGGCCAAGGACCCTTGGCAGTTCCTTGCGTTTTGCCGGGCGTACCAACAGTTCAGCCAGCACGGCTACGGCTGGGTGTGCCACCACCCTGTCGTCCTCGACTGCACGTGCTCTGGGATCCAGCATTACTCGGCGCTCCTGAGATCCGAGGAGATGGCAGCCCTCGTGAATCTCACGCCAAGCGAGGCTCCCCGGGACATCTATGCCGTCGTGCTCCAGCGGGTGCTCGACCTGGTGCGGGCTGATGCTGCGGCCGGCGACGAACACGCAACCCGGTGGCTGCAGTTGTCCCCTGATCGCACGTTGGCCAAGCCTGTGGTCATGACGATCCCGTACTCGGCCACCCGCCAGGCCGTGGTCAACTTCTGCCACGGGTGGGCTGTTGACAGATCACAAGAGGTGCTCGGCCGCAACAGCTGGTGCTTTGCCAAGGGGGCCATGTCGACCCACCACTACATGGCCACGATCCTGTACCGGGAGACGTCGGCCCTGATTGCACCAGCCAAGGCGGCAATGTCCTGGTTTCGCAAGGTGGGCAAGGCAGCAGGAAAGCTTGGCCTGGCCCTGCGCTGGACGTCACCATCAGGGGTGCCCGTCATTCAGGAATACTGGGATTACAGCGGGGTCCGGGTTCGCCTGTACCACCTGTCGTCAGTGCCGATGGATCTGTTGACGAACCACCAGCCGACCCGGCTGAACCACAAGCGGATGGGCAACGGGCTCAGCCCTAACGTGATCCATAGCCTTGATGCCAGCCACATGGCTGCCGTCACCATCGAGGCCCATGCCGCTGGGGTGCGCAACCTCGGCGGGATCCATGACTGTTTCGCAACGACGCCAGCAGAGATGGCCACACTTCGGACCACAATCCGCAGTACCTTTGCTGGCATGTACACCAGGGACTGGTTCACGCCCATCGCTGATGAGCTTGTGTCCCAGTTGCCACCGGATGTACAGGCCAAACTCCCGCCGCGGCCAAGCCTTGGCGGGTTCGACCCCCAACTCGTAAACAACGCTGATTACTTCGTCACATGAACAACTTTCAGTACGTCGACAAGCTGCGCCTGACCACACCGAAGGCCACGCTCAAGTACCCCAAGTTGATTGAACCTGAAACCAAGTTCAGTCCTGAGGGTCACTACAAAGTGACGGCCATCATCCCAGCGGAAGAGGCGGGGCCCATGGCCGACCAGCTCGACGCCTTGTTCGAGGCCCATAAAGCCAGCCTCAAGGCTCAGGCCCCGAGCCAGAAGTTCAAGGCCGTCGACCCGAGCTTCGGGTACGAGGAGATCGACGGCAAGCCTTGTTTCACGGTGAGCGTGAAGATGAAAGCCAAGGGCATGGACCGTGATGGCCGGGCATGGACCGCATCACCGGCCCTGTTCGATGCCACGGGTGCTCCGGTCAGGCACCGTGAATCCCTGCGTAGCATGTGGTCCGGCACCACCGGTCGTGTGTCGTTCGAGGCGTGTCCGTTCTTTCAGCCTGCGATTGGGGCCGGCATCACGCTGCGCCTGAAGGCCGTGCAAATCATCGACCTGGTGGAATCCGGTGGATCAGCCGACAGCTACGGATTTCAAGAGGAAGCCGGAGGATGGGCGTCCAGCGAGACGGAGGCAAGCGTCCCCTTCGACGCGACGGGAGCGGCAACAGACGAGGGGTTTGACTTCTAGTCGGTACCGCTCCAGGTTCGAGGCATCAGTTGCCGCCAGTCTCAAGGCCCGTGGCCTGCAGTTCGGGTACGAGGTGCAGGCCCTTAGTTACACGATCTCTGCGGTTTACACCCCGGACTTCGTGTTGCCGAACGGTGTCATCGTGGAGACCAAGGGGCTGTTCGACTCAGAGGACAGGCGCAAGATGGCGGCCGTCAAAGCACAGCATCCAGGCCTGGACATCAGGCTCTGCTTCATGAAGGCAGACGCCAAGCTGAGCCGGGCGCCCCGGTCCCTCACGTACTGGCAGTGGGCAGAGAGGCACGGGTTCCTCTGGTGCGAAGGAAACATCCCAACCGCATGGGCCGATGCCATCCAGGTTCCTAAGGCATGAGGCTTGCCCCGAGTGCAAGTCGAAGAACAACCTGGCCCGCTACGACGACGGTCACGCGACCTGCTTCGGATGCGGGTACCAGGAGCAACCAAAGAAAACAGAAAAGACAGAGCCCCGCATGGAGCCATTGCCACCACCAGTCACCCCGGTCCTTGAGTTTGTCGAGGCCCGGGCCTTGCCCAAGCGGGCCATAGCGGAGGAGACCTGCGCCTTGTTCGGCTACGGGTTTTCCACCCACAACGGACGCCCCGTCCAGGTGGCGCCGTACCGCAACCAAGCGGGCAAGGTGGTGGCCCAACACCTACGTGGTGCAGACAAGCGCTTCAGCTGGCTGGGTGACACCTCCAATCTGCAGCTCTGGGGCCAGCACCTCTGGCGCCAGAACTTTGGCAAGGAGACAGGGCTCTTCGTCACCGTGACCGAAGGCGAGATCGACGCCATGTCGGTCAGTCAGGTGCAAGGCAACAAGTACCCGGTCGTGTCGCTGCCCAACGGGGCCCAGTCCGCGAAGAAGTACCTGGCTGCTAACGCCGCCTGGCTGGGTCAGTTTGCACGGATCGTCCTGTGCTTCGACTCGGATGAGCCGGGCGTCAAGGCTGCTGCTGAGTGCGTGGCTGTCCTGCCCCTGGGCAAGGTGGCCGTGTGTCACTTGCCCCGCAAGGACGCCAACGAGATGCTGGTGGCAGGCGAGGGAGAGGTCCTTCGTGAGTTGCTCTGGAAGGCCACGCCAACCAGACCCGACGGGATCGTCAATGCCAACGATCTCTGGGACGAACTGATCAAGCCCAGTGCTGGCTCAGCTTGTCCCTACCCCTGGCCCCAGCTGGATGCCATGACCCGTGGCTTTCGCCGTGGCGAGATGGTGACCCTGTGCGCCGGCTCAGGCGTGGGCAAGTCGAGCGTGTGCCGGGAGTGGGCCCACCACTTCCTGCGGGCTGGCTTGCGGGTGGGCTACATCGCCCTGGAGGAGAGCACCAAGCGCACCATGCAAGGCATCGTCGGCATCGAGCTGAACAAGCCCATCCACCTTGATCCCAATGCGGCCGACGAGCATCAAATCCGAGATGGCTTTGACCGTGTCTTTGGCACTGGTCGTTGCTATCTCTATGACCACTTCGGATCCATGGACCCGGACCACCTCATCGCCAAGATCAGATACCTGGCTGATGGTGAAGGGGTTGACGTCGTGGTCCTTGATCACCTCACGATCGTCATCTCGGGACTGACGGACCTGGATGAGAGGCGTGCCATCGACGTGACATGCACCAAGCTGCGCCAGGTGGTGGAGCAGACGGGCATTGGCCTGGTGCTGGTGTCACACCTCAAGCGACCAGAAGGCCGCGGCCATGAGGAGGGGGCCCAGACCAGCCTGGGTCACCTGCGTGGCAGCCATGCCATTGCGCAGCTCTCCGACATGGTCATCGGCTGCGAGAGGAACCAGCAAGGCGACACCGCTGAACGCAACGAACTGCAACTGCGGGTGCTGAAGAACCGGTTCTCTGGTTCGACGGGTCCCTGCGACAAGTTGCTTTACGACCAAGACACCGGCCGCCTTGTCGTGCCCATGTCTCATTACTTCGGAACCTAATCCATGACACTGCTGATCGACGCTGACTGGTTGCTGTACGCGGCTTGCTCAGCCTGTGAATACGACATCCGTTGGGACGAATGGATTCACACCCTGCACCTTGAGCAGTCGGACGCCAAGAACTACATGACCCATCAGGTGGGCAAGTGGCAAGACGCCACCGGCCACAAGGACGTGGTCATGTGTCTGTCGTCGTACCCAACTTTCAGGCACCAGCTCTCCCCTGAGTACAAGGCCAACCGGGTCGGACGCCGCAAGCCCTTGGGCCTGCGGGACCTGAGGACCTGGCTTGAGTCCGAGTACGACGTCAGGTGCCACGTCAACCTGGAAGCCGACGACGTCATGGGGATCCTGATGACCAACGGGTCGTACAGGGATCCGATCATGGTCACCGCCGACAAAGACATGCGCACGATCCC